TATATCGCTAACTGTAAAAAAAGTTGCCCGGCGACACCGGGCCAACGCTCTGAGTTTTGGGTTTTGCGAAAGCGCCGATTACATTACACAGAGCGGACACAGCGGGAAATGACGGCCTCCGCGCGTCTACATGATCATCCGGAAAAATTATTTTACCAAGTTCGGAGCCGATAACACTGTCTTTCGGTATGCTTAAGGAACCATCGTTTTCCCACTGCCGAACAATCTGCAATCCGGTGCCCCAATTCGTGACAGGCGGATTCTCAAGCCTAATCTTTGCCAAACTCTCCTTTCGCTGAAACTCCTCAAAAGAGGCATAAAAATCCTGATTGTCTTTGGTCCAAAGATCCGGATAGAACTTTTGGCAGAACAACCTTCCCGCACTCGCAGCCAAACGCTTATAAAGCGAATCGGGAAGATTATAAAAAAAATCCTCTGACAAATCAGCTTCCAGCTCATCAAGTAAAAAGACCGGCTTCTTCGCTTTGGTATTTTTCTCCGAATACTGTCCCAATAGGCAAAAATACCCTGGAGAAGCTGCAAAAGGCCATGACAGCCCACCGCAGATCGTCTCAAAAGAAGTCCATCTTTCTTCCCCATCGAACAAAACCGATATATAAGCCCCATTCCTTTGAACTTTTTTTAGTTCCTTCATGATCTTTCCCTCCTTGTAATTACACAAATTGTGGAAACGATAAGTTCGGCGCATTTTGCCGCGCCATCGCCTCGTAGTTAAACGCATGCCTGAAATGATCTACGCCCAGCTTGACATAAACGTATCTTTTCGAGCCGGTCTTCTCCTTCGTACCGGTGATCTTGTTCGTGCGTTCTTCTTCCTCTAATCTTTTGGCTACGCTATGAAGGTGTTGGGCAAACTCCCTGGTAACCTCACATTCTTTCGGTAGAATTATTGCTTGATCCATCACCTCCTTATGGCTTGCGTCCAATGATTCAGTACGATTGCAGGACACAATGAGTTCCTTATTATTCCACGCATAGGACCCCTTTTGATGCTCGTTGTAATAATTCAAATAGACCTTCCCCCTGAATCGTTCCGCAAAAGCCCTCGCATTTCGAGTCTCCGGCAAACCGTCTACAACACACCTAAGTACCTTGAAATTTGTCATCAGACGGTCGAGCTCCTCCCAGTCCCTGTAAACAGCTATATGGATGAGCTTACCGGCCCTCTGAGGGTGTTTCTTGCCGATGACTACATGAAGGTCCTTTCCCTGATCGACGCCCATATAACAGGGGCCCTTGTCCTCGCTGGCAATTCCTTCTGTCCCACATAGAGCCAAAACCTCCTGAACGCTCAAGCGATTTTCAGCCTCCACATAAGCATTACCTATTTTCAGGTTATAAAAATCGGTGAGGTTGTTTGTTGTTCGGAACTGATGGAGGATATCTGCTGGATTGACAAAGTGACTGAATAACTGAGAATAATGATAACCGCGCTTGTCGGTGATCGATGGTTTTTTAGCAACCCACTGGCCGACAGACGGATTGACCTCGCAACCACATTTTTGACACGCCCTGATTACCCTGTCTTTAATTGTAACCAGACACTCCGGGAAAGTATCTTCGAGGCATGTATATTCACGACACCGAGGACATTTAAGAAGCCAGTACCTTTGGTCTGTCTCCTGAAAGGCTTTGTCTATACCGTAATCAGGGAGCGTCGGGTTTGAGAGTTTCATGGTTTCCCTGAATTCACTGTGGCCCATTCGCTCCATGGCCATATCAACAGCATTTTGGGGGGCCTCATCCAGCTCGTCAAAAACGATCAGGTCAACCGGAATGGATTTTAAGCCTATGCGAGACTTCATCCCCCGAAGATAGAGAAAGGCGTTCCAGATCCGCTTGATATTGGCCGCGTCGGTATCTTTCAACCACGCTCCGATGGTGTCCGGATTGTCGGAAATTAAAGGATCGATCCGCCCTTTGCTGAAGTCCGTCACGTCGGATTTGGACGGAAACAGGTATAAAATACCTCTATAACCGCCGTATCTTGCACCGTAAGCGACCCGAAGCATGGCCTTAGAGGTAAGCCCCATTTGAGCAGCTTTTTCTTCGACCTGGTGCGGATGATCATCTTGGTAGGGTTCGATCAGATATTCATGTCGATCGTAGGTGAAGGGTTTGCCATCGAGGATAATAACCTTTACCCATTCATGGAAAGGCTTGCCGGTATCATCTTCACCGCCAAATCTCATTTCAATTGAACTTAACAGCCGATCGAATAGCTCTTTTTGCGTTGAGTCGACGTATGATCTCACTTCTAACACCTGGATCTACCTCCGCTATTGTTTCAAGAACCACATCTTGAAATTCCTCTGCCGCCTGCAGGCTGAAAAGTGTCTGGAAAATTTCCAACTGCAATTTCAACTGACCGCGAATTTCCGCACAGGCTTTTAATGCCAGCTCCCTGGGATCTTTAAATTTAACCTCTTTGACTTCAAATTCTTCACCTTCTCCGACCCGTACCCACTTAACCTGGGATTCAAGCACCTGTAGGGCTTCATCATCGCCACGCCCCCAGCGCATGACCAGCTCAAGAATTTCGTTTGCATGCTCGTTGATTCGGGTTAGCTGCTCCATTGCGTCAATTTTGCGATCAACGACCTCTGAGATTCTTTTTGCAGCAACAACCTTTGTTGTCTTGCCCCTTAATTCTTGGAGCCGCTGGGATACTGCTTGACGACTTACACCCAATTCTTTTGCCGCATCAGATTGACTCAGTTTTTCTTTGTCAATTAACTGTAACAGCTCTCTATCATTGATTTTCGGATTACCCATGGTTGACAACTTGGTTGACGGGTTGACAGTCATAAGCCCGTTGCCGTGATCTTGCCGCAGCTTTCAGAACACCAACAGGGTCAATATAATCAAATACCATGGCTTTATCCTTTCCCGGCGCTGGCCTGAGTACTCTTCCAAGATACTGAAGCAGTCGACCGTCAAACTTAATCGGTGTGGCAAGGAATAAGGTTGTCAAATCCCTGCAATCAAATCCCTCACCGATCAACTGGCCCGTTGCTATCAGGACCTTGACCTTGCCGGCATTGAGACTGTCAACGACTCCTTGACGCTGCTTATTCGGGATATCACCCGTAAGAAGCTCTGAAGATATGCTGAAACTTTGGCTCAGTATGGCCTGCAGCTTCTCACAGTGGCCTTTACGATCGCTCAAGACCAGACATATGCCACCGCCATTGCCAGCTTCCTGGGCCACGTCTGAGGCTATCAGATGGTTTCGTTTCGGGTCTTCAGTAAGCTCCGATAGCATGGTCGAATATTCGTTGGTCGGGTCAGAATACGGCCGAAAGTCGGTTTCCCGGGTAATCACTTCCGCTTTCAGAATATCCCCGGTTTCAATCAAATCTGCTTTGTCAACCGTGTGGTGAACATCTCCAATGTGCCAAAAGATGAGCTTTGACAGCTTGTCCCTTCTCCACGGTGTGGCCGATAATCCAAGCATGTACCTAGAATCAAAGGCGCTCACAGCTTCGGTAAACGTCCTGGCGGGTGCTCTGTGGCACTCATCCACGACCAGATGTCCTATATGTTTTGAGACGTTATCAGCGCACTTGTAAAGGGATTGAACTAAAGCAACCGTGATCCTGTCACCAACAGACTTTTTACCGTTGCCAATGACACCGATTTCTTTGACAGGGATATCCATAAATGATTCAATCCGGTCAATCCACTGATTCAAAAGCTCTTTGGTGTGGACGACAATCAATGCAGGCTGTTTCCGTTGTGCTATCATGCAAAGTGCCATAACCGTTTTACCACTTCCTGTGGGCGCTGATAGGGTGCCAAAGTCCTTTACAAGCATTGCCTTGACGGCTTCTTGTTGAAACGTTTTCAGCTTACCGGTGAAACTGAAATCCATTTCGGGTAAAGTCCGGCGCCGATCGTCAAGCTGATATCGGACGTTTCTTTTTCTGCACAGCCTCAATAATTGACCGACGAAACCGCGCGGTATAATCAAACCACCATTTTCCGTTTCTTCATAAAACGTCAAAACCTTTGGTGTGCTACCGGTCCACTTCCCCAAACGCTCAAGCTCAACCCATTTCGGATTTTCGAACATCAGCCTTTCCATTATGGCAAAACGGGTCTGCTCCGGTATGTCGGAAAGGTAAATTTTGTTTGCGATGGTTATTTTCACAGCTTTTTTACACCCTATCTGCACCCTGTGATATTGTCATGTTAATTTAAATAATAATATCAATTGGTTAAATGTAATGACCTTCAGACTATTTGTCCGATTTTTACCCCTTTAGGCTCTCAAAAACTTCGTCAACTATGTTGTTGAGATCCTGTTTTTTGTTGAAGCGATGACCTTCAACCCATTTGTCAAACTCTGAGCGTTTAATCAGAAACTTGCCTTTGAGTCTAAAGCAGGGGAGATTGCCAGCGTTGATGTAATCCCTTAGCGTCGATACTCCGATGGATGAATAGACAGAAAGCCCCCTGAGATCGAAAAATTGATCTTCAAGAGTTATGGCTGTCTTTGCTATGTCATCCGGTACGATCATTTTTTGTTTTTACCCACCACTTACCCGCTCCCTGGGGCGGCAAAGAGCACACCTTTGGATTATTTATATAGGCTTATGCCAGCCCTGAACCTTTATAAACTTACATCCCCCGACCAATTTGAAACGATATTGTAGCCCGTTAGGGTTTTCAGAAGTTGCCCAGTTTTTGGCCTTTTGAATTGTGATAACCCCTGAATCCATTGACAGGTACAAGCGCGGTTTTTCGGCGCTTCTGAATCCTCCAAGGCCCATTTTAACCCCTGGATTTTTTTGCAGTGCCACAATAGCAATAGCGCCTTTCAGCTTCTTGTGGATCTCGGCAAGTAGGCCACCTACCACATAGAAATTGTCATGGAGTTCAAGGAAATCTATAATATTGATTTTGCCTTTGCCCGGCCTTATCACGTCCGCAAAGTTGTCTGACCGCTCCCATGCCTTGAAATTCCATATATCAAGAGTCATATCGTCAAAGTTGTTAAGGCGTTTTTTGAGCTCTGAAGATCCCATTTCCGAATTGAAATAATGAATTTCAGACTTGTCCATGTTTTCTCGGATCACGTTTAACAAAAACCCCGTTTTGCCCGAATCCGGCGAACCTGCAATTACAATGATATTGCCCGGCATGAGCTCAACCTTTTCGCTGAGTCCAAAGGGGAGCCAAAGGTCGACGGTTTCAGTGTCAGCGCTGAGGAAATCCATTTGCTCAACTTCTTCGTCAA